ATGATCCTGATCTGCCCATGTGGATGGTGTTTAACGCCAACGGCATTATTGATTGGGCTACATCCCAACAAACAAGATTAGCCATTAGTGCTATGAACGGTAGTATGGTTAACGTTGGCAATGACGGCGGCAACATATTTAAATTTATTGAAGATTTTGTAGACATAATTTATGCATCAGATAATTATCCAATAGTGTCTAGTAGAACTATTGAAGGACGAAATGATCCATCTTCATACTACACTAACGCAAATAATGCTAAGAGAGTTTATGAAGTATTAACTTATTCTATGTATGATGTTGACATGACAGTACTACCTAATGCTCCAATTGATCCAGCTACTGGCTTACCTACACCTACAATTGCAGTTGCGACAGCTAATGGTATATCAGTTATAGAAAATGATGGAACGGTAACCAGTTCTGCTTCAAATTCATCATACCCGATCTATGAAGTTAATCTTTTATCTACTGGTGAAATGTACCACAGGCAGGGGCAAGGATCTAACGAAGGTGTAAATTATAATAATCCTTATTCAAGAATTTCTGGTGTCGACCTTGGTACTTTTGCCAACAGTACAACATTTTGGTATGCAAATGATGGTATAGGTAACAGTAGCAATATACTTGGTAATAATACAATCGCTCCTAATTGTATCGTAGCAACAGAAAAATCAACTTTTCATGTTGGGGATGCTCAAGGGTTATCTAACATTTATGTAAATAGTAGTTCTGTTAACGATGGGATGGTAAATTGGGTAACAAAAGATTATGCTACAGGATGGATGCCTGGTGATATTAAACTTGCTGTATTTGCTGACACCGACGATACTAATTTGACAGACACGAATCTTTTAACAAATGGTACATTTAGTGATGGTTTAAACGGTTGGACATTAGCTGGTACTACAACTCCTACTATTAGCTCTTCTGGAGGTCAGTTTGGTGGACCAGGCGCTTTAATAACAACAGGTGCAATAGATGGAAGTATTTCTCAAACCCTAAGTCTATCTTCTTCCACGTATATAATTAATTGGTTCATTACACAAGACAACGGTGGTGATTTCACTTTATACATTAATGGCAGCAAAGTAATGGATTATATGGGTGACGGCGGTGGCACTGAACAAAATTTTTATATTCACACTGGATCGATTACTAGTATTGAGATAAGACACCGATATAGTGGCTCTGGAATCATTGACTCTATTTGGATTCAAGAGTTAAAAGAACGAGACCGTTCGGTAAACGGTAATCATATTAGATCAGCAACAGCTGGTAGTGGCATAGTAAAAACACCAGTTGAAACTGGAGCAGATCTAGTTGGGTATCGTTTTTCTGATAATAACCACTTTGTTTCTCCATACAACTCTGACTTTGATTTTGGAACAAATCCATTTTCAATTACTGTATGGGTTAAAATGGATGCGGTATCAAATCAAAACACATGTATTTTAGATAGAACTGTAGGCGCCCAAGCAAACGCTGGAAGAATATTTATATATCCTGAGTATGCAAATCAATTACCTAGAATTTACATTGAAGGACCTACTGGTAGTTCCTACGTAACAGGCCAAACCCGTATTGATAAGGAAGAATGGCATTTCTTGCACTTTAATCGAAGAGGCGATGGAACTCTTGAAGTTTGGGTTAATGGTCTACTAGAATCAAAAGGTGGCATTGGTGTTGATAGTATAAACATTAATGCTCATGCTGAAATGCGCATTGGAGCGAATTGGGGTGGTAGTCAGTGGTTCCCTGGTGAGATGGCGCTTCTTAGAATTTCTGGAACGGTTCCATCAGAAGAACAGATTGCTAAAATGTATGATGATGAGAAGCAACTTTTCCAAGAGAATGCAAAGGCAACTCTATACGGTTCGACTGATTCGGTAACAGCTTTGGCCTATGATGATGACACAAACCTACTTCATGTCGGTACAAGTTCAGGACGTTCTGTGTTCCAAGGGTTAAGAAGAATAGATAATACAACAGATGCAGTTGGAGCAGCTATTAGTGCATCAAACGGAATGGTAGCAGAGGATTAAACATGGTAGTTAAGGTAACTAAACCAGAAATTAATGTCAGAGAAAAGATTAGTGAGCTTGATAAACCAAGTGGTGTAGCCGGTGAGGCAATGCTTCGTGCTGAGACACCACAGGAACAGTTTAACCTGATTGGTGCAGGGCGTAGGAATATCCTGATTAACGGAGGTTTCACTGTTAGCCAACGTGGTGATTATACAACCGCTGCATCAACATCAGGGGGCAGTTATTCCCTAGATAGATGGAATACGGATATATCTGGTGTAACTGCTACAATTCAAAATAACACAGTTGATTTACCTAATGGCACAGAGGCAAAGACTGCAAAGTTAGCGGCTACTTCATCTGCAACAGGGTATTTGCAACTACGGCAGAAGATTGAAGTTGAAAGCTGGATGCAAAAACGTGACGTCACCTTATCGGCTTGGGTTAAAAGTAACTCCACTTATCCAAGACTTCGCATTGAAGGTGCCGCTGTTGGAAGCAATGAAGATGGGACACAGACCCATAGTGGTAACGGGGGGTGGGAATTTCTTACTTTTACTACTACACTAGCTGACGGGTTTGGCGCCTTTCATGTAGGGGTTGTACTGTGGAATGGGTCAACTGTTTCAATAAGCAGCGGGGATTACATTGAGATAGCCAATGTCCAACTAGAACTAGGAAAAGTCGCCACCCCCTTCGAGCATCGGTCTTACGGGGAAGAACTGGCGTTGTGTCAGAGGTATTACTGGACAGATCATTTATATGGGCAAGGCTATCAACAAGCCAATTTGGATTATAGTGAAATTATCCAACATCCAGTGGAAATGCGTGCCAATCCTACAAGAACCCTTATAGGATCTCTAAACTACAGTTCCAATCTTTCAGCACTTATTCTAGCTTCATCACCAGGAACAAACGGTAAGAACTTTACACGGGCTTACGGCAGGGCGACTGGTAATGGTTATATTGAATTTGGGCAAGCGTTTTCACTCGATGCGGAGTTATAATCATGTTTAACATCAACACATCAGAACTGGGCGAAAGCAACATCTACTGCCAAACCCACAACCACTGGATACCCCTAGACCCTGCAAACCGCCACTATCAGGAAGTCCTAGACGCAATCATTGCAGAAGGTGCAGCCTGTTTCGACGGTGAAATTCCAGCTGAACTACAAGCAGCGGCAGACGAAAAGCAGTTTAACCAACAACTAGTAGCATATACAAATGCAATTGAAAGATTAGCACAATATGTTTTAGCTGATGGAAGAGAACAAGTAACTGAAATGCAGGACAGCCATATTCAACTAACAGATTCTGATGGACAACTTCAATACGATTCGGATGGTTCTCCAATCTATGAACAGGTTGAAGTAATCACTGTTACGGCAATTGAACCACTTCCAGCGACTGTAACAGAAACACAATTTGATTCTGATGGTGAAGCTACTGTAGTTGAAGTACCAAACCCACTTATCACCAAAGACAATGAAGAACGAGCAGCTGCTCAAGCAGTAATTGATGCTACACCTCAAGCAGTGATTGATGCAGCATAAATAATATATAAATAGTACTGAATAAAAGGAAAACAGTATGGCAGCTCCAAACTCAAGATCTACACTGATTGATCATTGCCTTCGTCGTCTTGGCGAGCCAGTGATTGAAGTGAATGTTGACCCAGACCAGCTTGAAGATCGCTTAGATGAAGCACTTCAGTACTATCAAGAATTTCATGCAGATGCAACTGTAAAGACATATATTAAGCATCAAGTCACTGCAGCTGATGTTACAAATGAATATATCGATATTCCAAGTTCAGTTATTTTTGTAAAAAGACTCTTTCCCGTTTCGACATCATTTAATAACGCAATGAATTTCTTTGATATTAAGTATCAAATGATGTTAAACGATATTGCAGATCTACAAAACTTTGCGGGTGATCTTGCATATTACGATCAAATGCAACAATACTTATCACTTCTTGATATGAAATTAAATGGTACGCCACAAGTTAATTTCTCAAGAAGACAAGGAAGACTTTATATTCATGGAGATTTTGAAGATAAGGATATTAAAGAAGACGATTACATTATTGTCGAAGCTCTTCAAATTGTAGATCCTAATTCACATACTTCAGTCTATAACGACATGTTCATTAAAGATTATACCACCGCACTCTTTAAATTGCAATGGGGACAAAACCTTATTAAGTTTGAAGGTATGCAGTTGCCAGGTGGTGTTACAATTAATGGCAGACAACTCTATGAAGATGCTATGGCAGACATCGAAAAACTTCAAGAAAGAATTCGTTTAGAGCAGGAACTTCCAGTAGATTTCTTCATAGGATAAACAATGGCAACTAATCCATACTTCAGCCAAAAAGTCAGAGCAGAACAGAAACTTTATGAAGATATTGTCATAGAGTCTCTGAAGATGTATGGACAAGATGTTTATTATTTACCAAGAGAAATCGTAAACGAAGATAGAATCTTAAATGAAGATGTTCCTTCAACATTTAGTAATGCTTATAAAGTTGAAATGTATATCACAAACACTGATGGCTTTGAAGGTGAAGGTGACCTGTTTACAAAGTTTGGTGTGGAGATTAGAGATGCCGCTACGTTTATTGTAGCACGTAGAAGATGGTCAGCAACTGTAGCACAGTTTGATAATGAAATTAATTCGATTCGTCCAAGAGAAGGCGACTTAATTTGGTTGCCACTTTCAAACTCGATGTTTCAAATCATGCATGTCGAGCATGAGCAGCCATTCTATCAAATTAGTAACCTACCAACTTATCAACTACGTTGTGAATTGTTTGAATATAATGATGAAGACTTTGACACCGATATTGCAGCAATTGATGATATTGAAAGAGATTACGCATATCAATATATCTTGAATCTTGATAGTGCCGGTGATGGATTTACGATTGGTGAAACAATTAATCAAACACTATCTTCTGGCGTTGTTATGTCCGGTGAGGTTTCTCATTGGTCAGATTCAGATAATGTATTGAAACTTATTCATGTTGGAGCAGATGATGGTAAGTTCCATAGCTTTGTTCCAGACTTACTCGTGATTGGTACAACTAACCTTGATTCTGCAGATGCACCAACACCACTCTATTCAAAAGCAACCGTTGCGTCAGTCGGTGAAGAAGTAAATCAAATTTCAAATAATGAACAAAACACTGATTTTGACGGTGTAGATTTCCTTGACTTCTCTGAATCAAATCCATTCGGAGATCCTAGCTAATGAAAAGTTTTAAGCTATACATATCCGAAGGAATAAAGCTTAAGCTTATTCGTGGTAAAGATCAAGATGTTTTGAAGATGTGGGAAAAAGGTGATAAGAAATGGGTAGAGTTAAGAGGCAAACCGGGATTTGAACGTAAGTATGATTCAAAAGATCCATTGCATAAAGCTATTTCTGCATTAGGTAAAGCTGCTAATATATCTGATTTCGTAAATGGTGATGAGGTGAGCATTAATCCTAATCATCCGGATGGTAAAAAAGCTTTGGCCACTGTTAAAAGGTTAATGAAATAATGTTTAGTTATTTTTATCATCAAAGATTAAGAAAGACTGTGGCCACGTTTGGTTCACTTTTTAATAACATATATGTGCTTCGTAAAGATGCTGCTGGTGATGTTATTAGTCAGGTGAAAGTACCATTAGCCTATGCACCAAAAGAAAAATATCTTGAAAGAATCCGTGAGAATCCAGACTTAGATAATGATACAAAGGTAGCAATTAAGTTACCTCGTATGTCATTTGAAATTACGTCATTACAATATGATGCTGAAAGAAAATTACCAAAAACAAATAATTTCCGTAGAACGGCTTCAAACACCGAAGCAACCAAGTTCTTTTCACCTGCACCATATTTAGTTTCATTCCAATTAAATGTTTATTCTAAAACTCAAGACGATGCTTTACAAGTTGTAGAGCAAATTATACCATACTTCAATCCACAATATACGTTATCAATTAAACCATTCTCAGATCATAGTGATGTTGTAGAAGATGTTCCAATTACAATCCAAGCTGTCACATTTACAGATGATTTTGAAGGTACTGTAGAACAGAGAAGAACGATCATCTATTCTATTGAGTTTGAAATGCGTATAAATTTCTATGGACCTATATCTGATAAAGGTCTTATTACCGATGCTATCACGGAACTATATCTTATGGGTGATTCTGACTCTAAGGTTGAAACAATTACCGTGACGACGGATCCAAGTGATGTGAGCCCTGATAGTGATTATGGATTTAATATTGACATTGAGACCTATTATGAATGATTCGGATGAAAAAGCAAAGAATGATTTTGAATTAGCCAGACAAAACTATCATGATCTTATCGTAAAAGGACAAGACGCCCTTGATGATATGATGGAAGTAGCTAGAATGTCTGAGCATCCTCGAGCTTTTGAGGTTCTATCGACAATGCTTAAGTCTATTGCCGATATTAATGGCGATCTCATTGCTTTACATAAAAAGAAAAAAGAATATGATAGACCAGATCCAAAAGCAATAGGATCAACTGCTACTACAAATAACTTATTTGTCGGCTCTACGACCGAGCTTCAAAGAATGTTGAAAGATGTCAGAGATGGCTTGCCACAAGATAATGTAATTGATATAACAAGCAGAATCAAAGATGACAATAACGAATGAAAGTTATCTAGGCAACCCAAACATCAAAAAAGATGGTGTTTCTCAAGAGTGGACAAACGAAGAGGTTGCTGAATACGCCAAATGCATGAACGATCCAGTATACTTTGCAAAGAATTATTGTAAAGTAATTTCGCTGGATCGTGGTCTTGTTCCATTCGAACTATAT